CCGGAACACCCAGGACCTTGAGATGTCCACCGAATCCATCACCGGCCAGTATCCCCTTTTCGGCAGCAGCCTGCTGAACCTGGTGAACACGGCGGAAAAGGCCATCCCAAGCGCGTCCAGTTCTCGGGCGAGAGGGGCGGCACCATCACCATCGAGACACAGATTCAGACCGTTAAGCTCTGGCAGTTGATTACCGGCGGCGAAATTTCCAAGTCTGCAAAGTTTGTGACCAGAATGGAGACGTCTGTGGATGACGCCGGAACCGTCATCACTCTGCCCGACGCACCTGTGGCAGACAGTGTTGTTGTTTACAGGGCAGATGACGACTGTGGCACAGAGCTGGCATACTCTGCAGCCGATAAGGTCATCACGCTCACTTCGGCACTGGCAGGCGGCGATGCCGTCATCGTTTACTACATGAAAGAAGTAAACGAGGGCGTACAGAGAATTAACATCAAGTCCACCAGCTTCCCGAAGAACTTCATTGTCTACGGCGACACGGTTATGAAGACCGAGGACGACGAGGCGTTGCCCCTTAAGCTGACAGCTTACAAGTGCGCTCCCCAGTCTAATATGTCTCTCAGCTTCAGCAACAACGGCGATCCCGGAAGCCTGACGATCACCGCTGACCTGATGGCGGATCAGGACAACAACATTCTCGACCTCACCCTCATTGAAGAGTAATCCCGTCCGGCTGTCCTTCCAAATGGAAGCGGCGGCCGGATAATGCTATCGCTTTTCGATAAGGCCACCTTTTAGGGATAACACGAATTACAACACAGTTTGTATGTGTTATCCCTTTTTTTTACGAAAACTGCAAAGCAAAAAATACAGCGCCTGAAAATGCGCTGTGTTTAGGCGCAAGAATGAAAAACCACACTGATGTACTGATTTTTCCATCCGGAGTTTGTACAGAAGCGATACAAACTCCTTGATCTCAGAGCAGAATTTGAAATTCTGCCCGCGCGCCTCAGCAAAGAACGCTTCGAAATGGAGGTAAATATGGAATTTACAGAACTAATGCAGTATATCCTGTACACCGTACTGACTGTTATATTACCCGTAGCCGCCAAATATGCCGTCAATCTGATCCAGGCAAAAATCAGGGAAAGCTCTTTTATTGAGGAGACCGCAAAGACGGAAGCACAGAGTATCCTCATAAAAGATGCCCTGTCTGACGTCATGGACGCCGTACTTTATGTCAACCAAACCTTTGTGGACACTCTGAAAGCCCACGGCGAATTTACGGAAAGCGCTTGGCACCAAGCGAAGCAGAAAGCATACAGTGCCGCCCTGCTCACTGTCTCTGAGGCATCCAAAAAGGCCGTTGCCAGCGTTTACGGTTCCTTCGACAGCTGGCTGCAGTTAAAAATAGAAGCCGCCGTTCAGGCAGCCAAAACAAATAAGGATGTGATTTTATGAATAAGATAATCAGCGAAAACGGCCTTGCCCTCATCAAGCGGTTTGAGGGCTGCCGGTTAACCGCCTATCAGGACAGCGTCGGCGTGTGGACCATCGGATACGGTCACACCTTGGATGTCTCCAAAGGCCGGACTATTACGCAGCAGCAGGCCGACCATTATCTGCGCGCAGACTGCGCAAACGCAGAAAAAGCGGTAAACCGCTACATACATATCTATCACTGGAACCAGAACCAGTTTGACGCCCTTGTCAGTTTCACCTTCAACTGTGGCTCCGGGAACCTGAGAACCCTGCTAAATGGCGGCACCCGCAGCATTTCACAGATCAGTGAAAAAATCCCTGCTTACCGCAAAGCCGGCGGAAAAGTGCTGCAAGGCCTTGTCAACAGACGTGCCGCCGAGAAAACATTGTTCGATACCCCCGTCGCTCCGGCAGCAAATCTTTCTCCCTCTCCCACATACCAAAAACCCGTCAGCTATCTCCAGACTGATCCCCGCTGGAAAACACACAACTACTCCGCCAAAGGCGAGCAAAAAACCATCGGCAGCTCCGGCTGCGGCGTCGCCGTTTCCGCCATGGTGATCGCATCCCTGAAAGACCCGGCAGTAACCCCCGTAACCACCGCCGAATGGTCCATGTCCCACGGCTACAAGGCACTGAATCAGGGAACCTACTACTCCTATTTCGTCCCCCAGTTTTCCGCTTACGGCATCACCTGCGAGCGGTTAAACCAGGCGAATCTCTATGGGAAATCCACCTCCGCCGCCCACGAAAAGGCGCTTCTCGCACTGCAGGGCGGCGATTGGGTAATCGCCTGCATGGGAAAGGGGAACTGGACAAGCACAGGCCATTTCATTCTTCTGTACCGCTTTGAAAACGGCTTTGTCCATATCAACGATCCCGCTTCCACAAAGGAAACACGGCTCAAAAGTACATGGGATCTGTTTGCAGGGCAGGTAAAATATATGTGGGTTGTGCGCGTTCCAAACAAAATGGCCTCCCGGCCAGACATGTGATACTCCTGTCAAGAAAGGAGCACGATGTAAAATGAATGAAATCATGGAACTCACAAAAATTGACTACCTGTCTGTATTTCCCGCCGGGTTTGCCATCCTGGCCGGAACAAAGGCCATGCTCTCCCTCTTAGAATGGCTTGTAGAAAAACTCGGTCTGGAAACAAAATGGATGCGTCGAAGACGGGAAGAACACGAACTGCTGATCAGAACCTCCAAAAACCTCACCGCCCTGCAGACACAGCATGAACACGACATGCAAAAGTCCGACAGACGGGATGAGGAAATCTCCTCCGACATCAAAAAGCTTACCCGCATGTTTGTGGATAAGGAAATCGACGATATGCGCTGGGAAATCAACAATTTTGCCACCAAAGTTTCCGAGGGGAAGCCCTGCAATAAAGACAGCTTCAAACACTGCATTCGCATCTATGAAAAGTACGAGCGGATTCTTTCGGAAAACGGCTTTGAAAATGGCGAAGTGGAACTCTCCATGGAGTTGATAAACGATGCTTATATGCGGAAATTGAGGGAGGGGTTTTAACTGGTAGGGAATTGCGATGCAATTCCCTATCTTAAAACGGTGACCAACATCAGAGGAAAAAGGAGCAGTTTATAAGTTGTTCTCTCTGTAGAATTAAAATTTTACTATAATTTTCAATTTTTGTTTCTTAATATCATCAAAATTATCAATCTCATACTGTATTCGCTCCTGCTCTTTTTTCAACAATTTTCTATCATGGGAATAAAGATAAAGCGGAAGCGCAAGCAAGCTGACCGCAACAAGTATCATGACAATGTGGTATCCCATAATTATGGGATGCCGCAAAATACATGATCCGTAACCTGGGCGAAAGGCCCTGAGAAGCGAATAGGGATGCAGACAGTAGTTTCTACTGCCCTACTTAGTACATATCACACAAATCCGTTGATGGCTTGGAAAAACATGACGGATAAAACGGAAACAGAAAAAACATAAGCAGGCGGCATATATGCCTTCATGGTCTCCATTTATGTCCGCAGTTCGCACAGCGGTTCACGGTTTTCCCTGAACCGACAAAACCTGTCAGGAGAGAAAATCCTCTCTGTCCCGCTGTAATGTTTGTGGAACCGCATCTGGGGCATTTCACGGTGTTGGCGGCCTGTGCACGGCTGTTTTCCTGCTGTTGTACCTGGGTTCTGAATTGGGACATTTTAAGATTATATTCCACAATATCAGTCTCTTGTAGCTGTATCATGGATTCAATAAATTTAGGTTCCGGAGAAACCTTTATTAATATCCGATAATCTTCAGTTAACATTTTTAAATCAGTAACGGTTTTTCCACAAACTTCGCATATATACTCATTTTCCTCTAAAAACGTGGAATATCCACACCCCCTTAAAGACGAATTCTCATTACTTTTACTCTTACAGTTGGGACATAACCTGACATATTTAGACATAACCGCCTCCATTAAACACAATTTCCAAGATTTTGTTTGATTATATCAGAGATTCCATTTGTTGTAAACTATGGCTCTGATGGAAGCAAGACTACTATTTTAACCCAGCTCGCAGACTGGAAAAAATCCCTTGGTGAAGTAACCAGTGATACCAGAAAATTTGTGGAAGAATTTAAACGTATTGGTTCTGACAATGCTAATATAGATGAACTCATACAAAAATTTTCTGGTGTAGACAAAGCTGTCGCAGAAGCTGCGGAGAAAATAAAGTACGGAGACGAAAAGATAAGTGCTATAGACACAGCAATGCAAAACGCTGCTACCAAAGGCTCTCAGTTCGCCACAACCCTCACAAACATTGCCGCCAACGCCCTCCCCATCCTTGCCATCAGTGCAGCCATTCAGTTAGTACAGGCTGGCTGGGATGCCCTCAACGTAACCGTGGAAGAACAGGAAGCAAAAGTCAGCAGCCTCCAGGCTGCCTATCAGAACCTGTCATCCGAATACGAGCAGCTCTCCGGAAAGCAGGATCCCACCGACGCGGAAAAGAACCGGCTCTCCTATCTAGAACGCAGGCTGGAACTGGATGAACGGATTCTCAAAGCCGAAAAATCCCAGCTCTTTGATGAGAAAACCGGCGATAAATTCACGGATCTGTTTGATCCCGAAAACATGGAAACACAGTATAAGAAAGAAATGGCAGGCAGCGGCAGCGAATGGAACTTCCTTTCCGGATTTGCCCAGAACAGGGATGGTTATGCCTACCTTTCCGGACTTTACGAGAGAAAAATGGAAGACATTCAGGCTTCCCAGCAGCAGATTGAAGAATGGACAAAATACCGTGACGCGGTGGAAGAAGGTTCCGACGCATGGAATATTTATCAGTCAAATATTGACTCCGCCCAGAACCGACAGACAGATGCCATAGATACACTTTCCGAAAAGGAAGACCAGCTGGTCATCAATCTCGGCAAATATGCCGACAACATGGAGTATCTGGAGGAGCAGTTAGCTTCCGACAATCTGACGGACTCCCAGACGAAAACTGCCCAAGAGCAGCTTGGCAAATGGAAATCCCTGTATGAAAACACCCAGCTTATGATCGACACCATCCAGAAACTCAACGGCACTTACGAAGACCCCCTCACCACATTACAGCAGATCGACGATAAGTACGGCGGCGGCCGTTCTGATGCCTTCCGATTCGGAAAGTACACCGTAAGAGAAGAATTTCAGAAAGTTTTCCCACTACCTCAACAGTGACGATCAGCAAATCGTAAATTCGGAAGCTTTCAAACAGGCGCTGGATCAAATCAGGGAAAAACTGGACGGCGCGGAACTCTCACAGTCAGTCGCTCTCACGGCTGGGGCTGACAGCGTCATGCAGGATCCCGCCGCCGTGGCTGATTTATGGAATGCCGTGGAATCCCGCAT